GACATATGCATATAGTCCTAGCGTTATACCCGTAGGAACATAACCCTATAGGAATTTAATCCTAGGTAGACATCTTGTCCTACCATGGGAATATATTCCTAGGGCTTCCCCTTGGGAATAAAGTCCTAGCATAGGGTTAAACGGGTGGGCGGGGGTTTGACTACCTCCTATCCCCCTTAATCACACCATGAAATTTTCTAGAAGAAATTCTAGACAATCGGACTTACTATTAGAGTACCCTGTCAAGATAAATATATTATTAAATTTCTGTAATAATAGAGAAAGGGTATTGACTCCGGGGGCGGGGATATGTTATAATGATACATATTGTTAAACCCGGGGGATAGAGTTAAGGTATCTATCCTTATTGATTATTAAACTCTAGTTAAACTATTAGATAGTAACCTGAGTAGATAATCTTTTATGAGTTCTACCCTAAAGGTCTTTAACTAAAAGATATACCTAAGGTAGGGTTTAAGTCTTTTCTTTTGTCTTTCTTCTTTATCTGTGTCTCCAATTAAGGGTAGCCGATGCCTCTTTATACAAGTACAGGAGCTTTAAACGTAGCTCTTTCAGATACGACAGGGACTGGAAGATATTCTGCTTCTGGTGCCTTACGTATTAATCTTGTCTCCGGTACAGCTTATGTTGGTCTTTATGCCGCTGATGGCTCGATGAACGTAGTCGATGTTACCGGAGTAAGCATTAGTACTTACGGGGGTCTATACCACCCTTCGGGAGCTATCCGAGGTAGAACAGCCCCGACTACTCTGTCTGGTCTTCAGGCTCCTGATGGGTCTTATTACTTCTTGGGTCTATTCTCTCCGTTGAATCTCTTCTCTGCTGGTGAGCAGGGCGCGTGGTACGACCCGTCTGACTACAGCACGATGTTCCAAGACAGCGCAGGGACCACGCCTGTCACGGCGGTTGAGCAGCCTGTTGGCCTGATCCTCGACAAGAGCAAGGGGCTGGCGCTGGGTCCAGAACTTGTAACCAATGGAACGTTTGATACCGGAATTACTGGGTGGACTAAGGGCGCTGGAACGACAGCGCCGCTATCGTGGGACAGCACAGGCAAGCGGCTTTTGGTCACGAATGACCTTGCGTATTTTGCCAGCGGAACTCAGACTATTTCAGGTCTAACTGTCGGAAAGTCGTACCTAGTCACGGCGGCTATATCTGACAGTACCGTTGACGCTCGTATTCAGATAAACGGCCTTGCGGGGGCAACATCTGCAACTTTTCCTCCCGGTGGCGGAGCAGCGCGGTTTGTTTTTACTGCGACAGCGACGTCTCATGTCCTAGTGGCGCAAAACAATCAAAGCACGCTGGGCGGTGTCGCATATTGGGACAACATTTCCCTCAAAGAAATAGCAGGCAACCACGCCTCGCAGTCCACCTCCGCCTCCCGCCCCGTGCTGAGTGCTAGGGTGAACCTGCTGACGTATACTGAGCAATTCGATAATGTAACTTCTTGGGCTAGGATTGGCAGCAACCCTATAACGGCTAACCAAACAACTGCGCCAAACGGAACAAACACCGCAGACTTGTTTACGGCGCAAGCAAACGGTCCTTTTACAAATTATATTTATCAACAAGGTATTGTTCTTGGCGCAACGTCCTATAAAGTTTCTATCCGCGCAAAGAAGGGAACACAAAAGTACATACTTATTGACCTGTATTCCCCATCGGTTGATTACGGTGCGGTGTTTGATCTTGATGCTGGAACGTATGTTGGATCAGCAGGGCTAACGGCATACGATAGCACTCCAACTATTACTCCTATTGGAAATGGGTGGTATGAAATTGTAGCTACTAAAACTGTAGCAGCAAATACCTATAATTTGGCAGTAAGCACAGCCACAGGAAATAATGCAACACAAGCAACAGGAGATACCATCTACATCTGGGGCGCAGACCTCCGCGTCACCAACGATGGCGTAGGCATCCCCGCCTACCAGCGCGTTGCAGCGGCTACGGACTACGACACCTCTGGTTTCCCGCTGTACCTCAAGTTTGACGGCACGGATGACAGCCTCGCCACGGCGAGTGTGGACTTTAGTGCCACGGATAAGATTAGTTCTTTTACCGGAGTTAGGAAATTAATAACAACTGTCGGTTGTCTGTTTGAAAGTAGCGTGGATAGCGGCGCAAATAACGGCGCGTTTTCAATGTTTGCATCGAGCGGTTTTGTGAATGACTACTACATAGTGTCAAGAGGCACATCGTCAGCGGCACCAACGACTGGCGCAAATACGTTCAATGCGCCAATCACAAATGTGGTAACAGGACTTTACGAAATTTCAACCGATGTGGCTATCATCCGGGTGAATGGCACACAAGCAATATCTAGCGCAACGGATCAGGGCACAGGCAACTTCGGCAACTACCCGCTCTACATTGGTCGCCGTGGTGGTTCCTCGCTTCCCTACAACGGACGCCTCTACTCGCTCATCGTGCGCGGCGCTCAGTCCACCGACGCGCAGATCGCCTCGACTGAAGCGTGGGTCAACAACGTGACGAAGGGGTACTGAGATGGCTGACACATTTTCGACGCTCATCGTAACCTCCGCAGACGCTGATACAGCCCGCGCCATCGCAGCCGCCTTTGGCCCCGGTGGTTCCGGTATGTGGCTGACGCCGCTCTCGGCATCCGGCAACGAACCCGTTACGCACTACATCAGCAGCGGCTACATCCCTTCCGAGTTCGTCAGCCTTGCTCCTTGCACGACTTGGACGATGGACGAGAACGGCGACTGGGTGGCTTCCGCCATCTATCCCGGTGATGCTGCTGCGGTCTACGGCTTCGCGCAGGAGGCTGGGCTGCCCTACACGCTGTCCGAGATCGAGGGCGTCCTTTCGCGGTCTGATGGTTCTGCTCAGGAGCCCTTTACCGCGATGGGTCGCATGGGTTTAAAGATTATTAATCCTTCGGAGATTCTTTAATGGCTAAGAAGCCTAACATTAGTACAGTTAGTACGGGCTATCAGGCAACTGATACCATAAACGATAACTTTAATAATCTTAGGAATGGATTTGAGAATACACTATCCCTTGATGGATCTACTCCGAATGCCATGAATGCAGACTTAGACATGAATGGTAACTCGATTATGAATGCTGATGGATTGTATGTTAATGGTGTAGACATCTTTGCTTTGTTTAATAGAGTAACAATTAGTACAGCTTCTCCCTCCGGTGGGGAAGACGGAGATGTCTGGTTTAAAGTTTCTTCATAGGGTAAAACATTATGGCTGCACTATCAGATTACTCTGAGAAACTTATTCTTGACTGGTTAATGACAACGGGGAGTGCTACTCGCCCGACTGCTTGGAATGTAGCATTGTATACTGCTCCTCCGTCTGATTCAGGTGGTGGTACTGAAGTCTCAGGCTTTAACTACTCTCGCCAGTCTGTAACATTCGCTGCTGCTAGTTCTCCCGGTGGTACAACGAGCAATACAAATACCGTTTCATTTACAGCTTCTGGAGGTAGCTGGGGTTTAATCACTCATATTGGTATCCTTGATTCTTCTGATAATCTTCTGTGGCATGGTGCGCTAACAGCAAGTAAGACTATTAACGATGGAGATACTCTTGAGTTTGCTATCAACGATATAGATTTAGCTATTGCTTAAGAAAGATTAAATATGGCAATTCTTAATGCTAAATTTGAATCTATCCTTGTACCTTTTGAAAGGTTAACAGAAGCAGGAGATACCAGAGTAACCGAATCTGGTGATACCCGAATTACAGAAAACATAAGTGAGAATAATGCTGTTGGTTCTCTTGTTGTTAATGGAAATAGGATACCGTTTAACTCTGAACTGTTCGTTAAGTATCTAACTAATTGGAAGATTGGATCTCCCTCTATTAATAAAGAAGGTGTCTGGGTTACACCGATTAGTATTTACAGGTTCATGAATGATGCTTGGAAGAGGATTTACTAACTTATGGCTAACATAAAAATCTCAGATCTAACTTCCGCTGCATCGGTATCCGGTACACAGCAGTTTGAAGTTAATGAGAGTGGGACCAGTAAGAAGGTTACTGGTGCTCAGATTGCAACCTATGTCGAAGGTGAAATTTCTTCCTCTCCTACCTTTACTGGTCAGGTTTCTAATGCTGCTGGTTCTTCCGCTGCACCCTCTATTACAGTAACAGGTGATACGAATACAGGTATCTATTTTCCGGCAGCGGATACAGTAAGTATTAGCACTGGTGGCACACTAAGAGTTTCAGTTGACTCATCTGGTAGTCTTGTTACGGCAGGTGCTATTGAACTTGGTCATGCTTCAGATACAACACTAAGCCGTGTATCTGCTGGTGTTATCGCTGTAGAAGGAATAACTGTTCCTCTTAATAGTGTTACGAATACCCATACAGCACAGCAGATTGAACTTGGTCATGCTTCAGATACAACAATTTCTAGAGTATCTGCTGGTGTCATTGCTGTAGAAGGGCAGACACTTGCTACTCAAACCTATGTTACAAACAGTCTGAGTTCTACTATACCATCTGGCACACGTATGCTGTTCCAGCAGACAGCAGCGCCGACAGGTTGGACAAAAGATACAACTCAGAATGATAAAGCTCTGCGTGTCGTTAGTGGCTCAGTAAGTTCTGGTGGTACAGTTGACTTCAGTACTGCCTTTGCTAATAAAAGTTTCTCTGGTTCTACCAGTTCTCAAGGAGTTACTGGTACAGTAGGAGATACGACACTCAGTACTTCGCAAATCCCATCTCATACCCACTACGTTGCATCTCCCGGCCCAACAGATTCTGCCGCTTTGAGCAACGCTAATTACGTTGATGTTAGTTTTACAGGTTATACTACCGGCAACAACAATTATGTTCTAAGAGGAACATCTGTTGCTCCAAGTTTAGGTGTTGCCAGTTACAACGGCGGCGGTGGAAGTCACACGCATACCTTTAGTGGCGGTTCTCATTCTCATACATTCTCTGGAGCTATCGACATGGCTGTTAAGTACATCGATCTCATCATTGCTCAGAAGGATTAATCATGCAGCTTAAGCCTTCAAACTTCTGCCCGCTTATTAAAGAAGACTGTAAGGGTCTTGGTTGTTCTTGGTTTACTCAGCTCCGTGGTACTAATCCTAACACGGGTAAGGAAATCGATGAGTGGGGCTGTGCTATGGCGTGGATGCCAATGCTTATGATTGAGAACTCCCAGCAACAGCGTCAGACGGGTGCTGCTGTTGAAAGTTTCAGAAATGAAATGGTAAAGACAAATGATGTTAGCCGTCAGATTCTCCTTGCAACAATTGGTACTAATCCCGACATTAAGATGATTGGGTAATAAAGCATGGAACAGTGGCAGATTGAGGTAGCAGAGAGATTGGCTAGAATTGAAGCCAATCAAGAATACATGAAAGATGGTATTAAAAGTCTGCCTCAGTCTGAGCAGTGTGCTAAGGACATTGCTGAATTAAAAGAAGAAGTAGAAGAACTCCAGTTGTTCCAGACAGCTATAAAAGAAAAGATTGCGTATATCGGTGGTGTCATTGTTATTATTGGTATGGCTATCCCGTATGCTTTTCAGTGGATTTCTTCTCATATACACTGGAGAACACCGTAAGAATGGTTATTAACTCTTCGTCTGAAGCAAAGCTTAAAAGAGTCCATCCGGATCTTATTAAGGTAGTTCGTCGTACTGCCCGTCTTATCAAGGACAAGTCTTTTGGGTTTGTTATTACCTGTGGTCCTAGAACTCTAGAAGAACAGAAGAAGCTGCTTAAAGCTGGTGCTACAACAACCCTGAACTCTAGGCATATCCCCGGTAAAGACGGTTACAGTAAGGCTGTAGACTTTGCTGTTACACTAAATGGTAAGATTAAATGGGACTGGCCCTTGTATGCAAAGCTTGCTGTTATTGTTAAGGAAGCTGCCAAGCTAGAAAATATTCCTATTACTTGGGGTGGCGACTGGAAGTCTTTTAAAGATGGTCCTCACTTCGAGCTACCTAGAAACAAGTATCCGTAATTAACTTAGGAGATTATAATGTTTACATCGATGGATAAGGCTCTCGTTGCTCTGGTTATGTCGGGCATCTTCCTGCTGAACTTCTTCTTCGGTATCAATCTGGGTACGATTAGTCAGGAGACAGTTGCTACAGTTGTTAGCCTTCTGACCCCTATCCTTGTCTGGGCTATCCCTAATAAGACTGCTTAATGTCTTGGCAGGAGATAGTTGCAATAAGTCTTGTCCTCATCGGTATGTTTGCCGGGGGTTATCTTGCTGCACAGCGTCCTGCTTTTTGGATTGAATTTGGAACTAGAATATTAATTGCTTTTATCCCATTTGCTATGAAGTACATAAGTAAACGAATGACCCCTGAAGAAGAGAAGGCTTACCAAAAGTGTGTTCGTCAGGGTGGTGAGTGGGATCATTTCAGAAAGAGATGTAAATAGTATGGCTGCATTCCAGACCAAAGGACTGTTCTACGAGACTACACTCCCAGATGAAAGACCAATCTTCGGGACATCTTGGACATTGAAAGAAGACGATCATCGTGCTGATGGTACTCTGTATAAAAGCATGAAGAAGGTTTATATCCATATGGAGGATGTAACCGAGTACGACTTTGCTATGACTAC